GCTAGATCATCGTTGAATATGTTTTCATAGGCGCGAAGCAAATCAGGGTTAGTACCCCAGTTCTCATCCGTTGTAAACATCAACTCAGGGAGAACACCGTCTGTGTACTCGGCTCTGATCCATTGCTGGCGGCGAAGGTAAATGTCGGCTAAAGGTAGCGCTCGCTCTGTTGGGCTGAAACCATAAACCGAAGTGGTGCGGCGATTGCGAACCATGTACTGCAAATCATCTGAGGTGAATTCGCCATCGGCCTTTGGATCATCATCGTTGGCCGTAAACTCTGCGCGAGGGAAGCCATACAAGATCTGCTGGAAGGCTGCGTTCGGCGACATAGGGCGCATACCGCGATCATCTAAGAGCGGCTTAATAGTTGAGCCATCCAAGATTTGTAGGCCGTATAAATCCCCGCCCACGGATCGCTGTGGCCAAACGGCCCAGGCATCAATTACAAGTATCTCCTCGAGAGCGATCATCAACCAATCTGAGAAGGTGAGGCCGTTAGATCGGTCAGGGTTCTCCCAAAATTGACGCACTCTGTTGATTTCATCGGTGTATTTCTCACGCGCTTTAGCCATAGCCCGCACATGATCGCCGCCTGATGTTGCTGCAATCTTTTCTGAGGCATCTGTGCCAAGAACAACATCCCAATCAAGACCTGTGACTTTGTTCTTGATCACTTCAATACAACGGCGAAGGATGTCGATCTGATCTGCCGAAGCACGCAGGGTCTTGAAAGGAACCAGGCGCGTTTCAGTAACATTGATGTTTTGCGCAACTTGGTATTCATAACGCCGTGGATCGGGGCGGCCATCCTCACGAACAGGGTTGATTGCCCCTGGTGTGATTGGAGTGCCAGGGCCAAAAGGAACTGTTGAGAGCCAAGGGTTGCGTGGAAGCGGCGTTGAGTTACCGTAGTTCTGCGCGATTTGGTTCAGCGCGTTAAGGCGCATCTGTTGTTCTGTAAGAGTCACCGAACCTGCGGGCAGGTTTGGAGCCTTTTCCACTTGACCTTGCAGTAGTGCCTTTGCGATACGGTCTCTAAGACCCATGTGTATCTCCCTTTACTGCTTAAGCGTGTACTACAACTCTGTATTGGTTTAGGGTTGGAGCAACGGAGAACAACAGCGTGATTGTGTTAGTGGTTGCGTGGTTTACATCGCAGATGACTTCGGCATAAGAACCGCTTGCCTCGTAAACGCTAACGATCACATCTCTTGTTCCGAGGTTGTGTGTGATTGTGTAAGAAGTTGCTGATCCATCACCGACATTTGCCGCGTACTTGGATACAACAACTGTTGAGTCAATTGCTACTGTGTTTGTAAGGACCGAGATACCGTTGCCAGCGCCTACTGCTAAATCTGATGCCAAATTTAGACCTGAAGTTGTTGCTAATTTGATCTCTGCGCCGCTTGATCCTGTTTGCAGACCGTAGCCTGTGCGTGGTGCAAAGGTGAAGTTTGTGCCAGTTAGTAATACGCCGTTGGAAGCGGTGTAAGTTCCCGCACCTGAGAACTGTTGGAACACAATCGGATCGGTTCCGACTGTTGTTACTTCATCAACATTTACCCAGCCTGTGTTTGCCAGGGTTGTTCCGTTATCTACGAATGTAAAGTCACCGCCAGCAATCTCTGTTGGTGTGTCAAAGTCTGTAGCGCGGGTAAGCACCCAGTTCGTTGATCCGCTACCCACGGTTGTGAGTGTGTAGATACCGTTCTCCGCTGTGTTTGTTTGCAGTCTTACAAGAATGCGATCGTTGAGGCTTGGAGTTGTGCCATCAGTTGTGAAAGCCGCTTGTGTTCCTGCGTTTGTAAGAGTTGCGCCAACACCGCTTGTACCGTTGCTATAGGTTGCGTTGAGGTTTGCAGTTGTTGCCGCATAAGAAGCCGCGTGGATGTTAAGACCTTGAGCAACATCATCGACATACTGCTTGGTTGCAGCATCGGTGCTTGTTGTTGGGGTCGCAAGAGAGGTGAGTTTGTATCCACCCATGTTGAGATCTGTAGTTGGTGCAAAAGCGTGGACATGATCCTCTTTAGAAGGAGTTGTTGCAGTTCCAGCAGAACCCGCTGCACCTGTGATTGCGTTCGGTGTTGAAGTTCCAAGCGCTGGTGTGCCGTGAGTGTGATCTGCGCGAGCATAATCAGTTGATGTTCCGTTGCCGCTTGATGCACCGTAAGAAGTCTGCGCAGTTACAGTTCCAAACTGGTTAGTTTGCGCCCAGGTTGATCCGTTTGAATAATAGAAAAGATAATTGTCGGTTGCGTAGTAAATAGTTCCAGCGTCAACTGATCCAGCAGCAGGGCGTGCAGCAAGAAGTCCTGATTGAACCGCGTTGCCCGCAACTTCCCAACGAGTGCCGTTGTAAATGTAGAGTTGATTATCGCCTGTGTTGTAGTAAATCTGTCCTGAGTATGGAGTGGCTGGCGCTGTGGCAAGGTTCTGAATTACCGCATTCTGTAATTCGTTCTTGTTAAGGTCAATCGAGACTAGAAACTTACGGGCCATTTATTTCTCCTAGATCACATAGGCAGTGCCGCTGAAAGCACTGGTAAAGGTTATCACCATTTGACTTTTGCTTGGGTAAGAAAAGGTGCCTTCGCATTGTGTTCCAGCAGAGTCAAGAACGACCGCCGTTGGTTCACCGTTCAGATTGTGGTTAATGGTCCACACCGCGCTTGCGATCGCTTGAGTGTGAACATAGAAAATCTCTCCACCGCCTGGGCCTTGCGGTCCTGGAGATGAAATTACAACTGTTGGAATGATTGGCTGGATGATTACTGCATCATCACTCATCGGGTTACCTCCGCTGATACTACGACCTGGCCCTGTGCCAATCGGTAAACAATTCCGCCTGAAGAAGTTATCTCGATGTCATAGTAGTAGGTTCCAGGAATGATTGCGCGGGTTTGCGCAGCCGTGGCCTGGACTACCACCGTTCCATCGGTTGGCGTTGGGATCGTGATGCCGTTGCCGCCCGTTGCCAAAGACAAGACCGCTGTTGGGTCCTCAGGGAGTGATCGGATCTGCAACGCTGCGGTGTAGCCAGTCAGATTGATCGGAACCGTGGCGATACCGCCTGAAATGTAGATGCCTGTTGCTGGGTTTGTCACCGTAAAAGTGGAACTTGTGACGCTGGCGATCGTTGCCGCCTGAAAGTTATATTGCGATGGCAACACGCCTGAGATGTTTACGGTTTGTCCGCCAAAGAAGTTATTAGCCGCTGTGAAAGTTACAGTTGTTCCGTTGCCTGAGATGTTTGTGATCGTTGCGGGTTGTTTATATTGAAAGTTGATGAACCAGTTAGCGCCTTGGTTGATTACGGTGTTATAAACGACAGACATTTCACTCCTTCGGCACTTCAGATTGCGTAGGTTCAATCATAGCGCTTCCACATTTAGAACAATGCGACATTGACTTTGGCATTGGCAATCCACACCTTGGGCAGAAGTTTGCCAACGCGCCAAAGTATGACGCAACGCTGCTCTTGCCAAGTAGATCTGAAAAGGCCTGAACCAAAGCGTCAATGCGATCGGGAGACTTTGCATCTTGCGGGGTCCAAATAGTCATCTGATCCTCGAGCATCGGATATTCACCGATGTGGTGAATGCGGCCCTGCTCATACATCGCAGCAACTGGTTCGGCCCTGAGGCGTTTGCCAACATGGGCGCGTATTTCACGGATCGGTAAGCCCAAGCGCACCTGCTTCAACACAGCACTCACCATGTCGCCGCCTTGGTTTACTTCAACCAAAATGCTGTCGGCTTTATGTTCATCAAACACGGCCACGGCCTTGCTCGCCCAATCAAGCGGTGATCCACGGAATGAGTAATCGCCCAAGACATAACCGTGACCCGAGGCATCAGAACCACAGACGATAATTCCAGTCTCATCGCTTTCATCGGTGTTAGTGACAGCAGGGTCAATCGACACCACGATCCGCGCCAGGGGTGGGGCCTTTGGTAAACGAGCGCGTTCAATCATGCCTTTGGTCCAAAGTGCGCCTTCAACATCCTCGAGGATTTCGCCGTACAACTCTTGGCGGCCCAGGCGTGTGCCGTTGTATCGGGCCTGGAGTTCCAACAGGGCGGCTGGGGCAAGGTTGGCTGCGTTATCAAAGGTTGAGCCGCGTGTGACCACGACAGAGCCGTCAGTGCGGCCCGCTAAGGCCCGAATGAGGGGCGTTGGCTTGGGAGTGGTGGTTACGATCACCCGAGGGTGTTCTCCCAGGCGTAGGCCAAACTGCAACTGATCCCAAGAGTCGGAGTATCGGTAAGAAGCCAACTCATCGCACCAGGCTCCGTGATGTTGTGGGCCACGGAAGCGCTCAGGTTCATCGGCAGAAAATAGTTTTATTCGGGAACCGTTGTTGAGAATGATCTCACCGTTGTTGCGGTTCCAAGTCTTGAGCATTCGGTATCTACGCAGAACGCCTAGAATTCCTGATTGACCCTCGGCGCAGGTATCCCTGGCATCACCGAAGGTCGGGGCCACGATCGCCCACCGAGTCATCGGTGCTTGGATCGCTTCCCACGCCAACCACTCCGCCGCTGTCCTCGTCTTGCCCGCTCCGCGACCCGCCATGTAAAGCCAAGTCTTCCAACTCCCCTGCGGTGGCAACTGTTCCGCTCTCGCCTGTTCCACTTTCCACTTCCAACGGCTCGCTGCGATCCACTCCTCGGATGAGATTGACGATGCGCTCGATGTCTCCGTCAATGTCCCTGGTTCCGTCATAATTCACCACCTCTGCTTGGATGCGTTGTGGGGCATCTATGCCCACCAATCTTGCCCTTCTTTCCATCAAACGGATAATCGTACCGATGGCTCGATCATCACCTTTCATAGCCCTTGGCCATAACGCCACCTGCATACGATCCAAACGGTCCAACTCTTGCCAGCGAAACTCCTCGGGCGCTTGGGGAAGGTTGCGCGTCATTATCCGTTCCAGCGCTCGCTGCGCACCTGACGGCGTTGCGTATCCCACCTCTTCGGCTATGCGCTGAAAAGTAAAACCCGCCCTGCGCAGTTCCAGGACCTTTGCTTCTTTGGCCTCAAGTTCGGCGGCCTTCTCCTCGGAGGTGGGTTCGGCTACTTCTGTAATCTTTTGCTCGGCTTCCTCCATCTTTTGCTCAAGTTCCAGGCAAAAGTTCTGCCGTCTTACCTGTGATGCGTTCAAAGCGAGCAATAATTACATCGCAATACTTCGGGTCAATCTCCATCACCCTGGCACGCCGTCTTGTCTGTTCCGCAGCAATCAGGGTTGAACCGCTCCCTGCGAAGGGGTCAAGCACCAGGTCATTGGCCCTTGATGAGTTGTTGATGGCGCGTGTAATTAATTCAATTGGCTTCATCGTTGGGTGTTCTTTGTTTGACCGTGGCCGTGGAACTTCCCACACGGAGTCCTGCTTGCGATCAGGTGGTTCTTGATGCGCGGCCCCAGGGGTCCAGCCGTAGAAAATGCTCTCGTGACGGTAGTGATAGTCGGCTCGCCCCATAACCAAGGCATCCTTTACCCACACCAGCGTGTGTCGCCAAACTTGTAATTCACTAAGCGGGATGCTGAAGGCTTGGAACAAGTTACCCGAAGGGGCAGCCACATACCAGCAAGCGCCAGGCTTTGTGTAAGTAACCATTGCGTTGAATGATTGACGCAAGAATTCCTCCAGCGCTCCAATGTCTAGATTGTCGTTTTCGATGGTCATTCCGCCCTGGCCAACATAAGACACGCCGTAGGGTGGGTCAGTCCAAACTAGATCGACCTGGTCCTCGCCCAACAAGCGTTCGTAGGCCCCCACTTCGGTTGCATCGCCGCAAAATAGTAAATGTTCGCCCAGTTGCCAAAGGTCGCCGTGTTTTACTTTTGCTTCGGGTTCAAGCGGTATTTCATCCTCATCGATGGGTTCGGGTGCAATGACCTGCGGCATTTCAAATCCAAGAGCCTCGATATCAATGTCCGCATCGTGCAATTCCATAAGTTGTTGCGCCAAAAGCGTGTCATCCCACTCCGCCAACTCAGCGGTTCGGTTATCGGCTAGGGCGTAAGCGCGAGCGGTTTCCATATCCCAGTCGGCAGGAGCCACGGTTACATCGATGTGGTCCCACTTCAGGCTTTTGGCCGCTTCAAGCGTTCCGTTACCTGCCAGCACAAAGCCGTCAGTTGTTATAACTATAGGTTTGCGTTGGCCAAACTTTGTAAGACTTGTGCAAATTGCATCCAGGTTCTTTTGGGAGTGCGTGCGTGCATTCCTTGGGTCAAAAGATAAATCTGAAATCAGCCTTCTCGTTACTTCCATTGCTCGCCTTCTTACTTAGTTAGGTTCAACCTTGCATCTAATAGATCATCAATGCTGCTTAGTAGTAATTCTTTCTTTTGATGGGATAAGCGATTGCCGTAGCGATCTACAAGCATCTCTCTAATGTTGCGCAGCGCTTCATCAATCTCCGCAACTGTTACTTCCCCTTCAATAACAATCATGGCATTGATATTACTCTTTCTTTCTCCCTGCGCGTCTTTCCGCGAGCGCGACCACATCCTGTTCACGATAATAGACATTGCGACCCGCTTTCTCTACCCATACAAGTTGTTTTCGATGTTGTAATTGCCTGAGGTTGTTCATTGTAATATTCAATCGAGTGGCAACCTCCTGGGCAGAGAGCAACCCTTCGCTTACCATCCTGGACCCTCTGCTCGGCTAACTTGAGCCTGACCGCGAGAAACAGCAGCACGCTGAACCTTGGGAACGATGCCAATGTCAGTAGCAGTGATTTCCAAAGCGGTCTTATCAACTCCGTCACGCCCCTTAAATGTTGATTGTTTCATTGATCCCTGAACTAGAACGCTGTCGCCTTTGCGCAAAGCATCGACATAAACTTCGCCTTTATCGCCCCAAGTTGTTACTCGAAACCAAATGGTCTCGCCTTCGACCCATTCATCACCTTTGCGCTCGCGTGGAGTGTGTGCCAATGAAAAGGTTACAAGCGCGGTATCACCGCGCCCTGTCTTTACATATTTCAACTCAGGATCAGACCCGAGGTTGCCTTTGATTGTTACTGGGATGCTCATAATGTTCCTTCCTTTAGGTCTGTAATCTTACCGTCATTCTGTAATATTACAAGGCGACCGTCAGGTAATTGCATCGGCGTGTTTTCAGGTTTATCCCAAGAAGCAACCATCCATCCTTTGTCTGCTGCAAAAGCAGGGCGCAGATGGATCGACTCGCTTCCAAGGTTGTGGCATTCGTGGTGGACATACATCAGATTGCTGACTGCGTCTTTGCCGCCCCTAGACTTCAGTTTGCGGTGGTGGAGCGCCATAGACTCAGAAGCGGGTCGGCCACATTTCTCGCAGTAGCCGCCCGCTCTCTGAATTACTAGGTCAACGATCGCTTGTTTAATCGTCATCCTCATCGTCTTCCCACTCGGTGGGATCAACGCTGGGATGATCAACGCGCAAAGGAAGGCCAAAGGGGGAGTCAAGACTCATCAATACCAACCTCCGTGTAAATCAGGTCCTGCTTGCTTTTTCCAAAAGGCCCAGGCATTGCAGGGAGTGCCATAGCGCTTGTAAATGTACCGAAGGCCAGCATCAATTTGGATCTGCGGGTCCTTTGGCTTGAAGGGAAACTTGTAGTTGCCCCAAGTGGATGGCAAGAATTGAGCAATCCCAAAAGCCCCTGAGGACTTGTTGTGGGCGTTTGGCCGCCAGTTGCTTTCTTTCATCCACAAATCATGCAGACACTTGAATTCACGCTTCGGGTTGCGCCACTTGGACTCAACTTTCATCGCTGCATAAGCCTTGGGCGACATGATCTTAATCTTTTGTGCCTGAGTTAAATGCGGCGCTTGCGCTTCTGCTGGTGCTGCTGCCACGAGTCCTACCGCTAAAGCGGCTGCTAAGAGAACTCGCGCTACCAACTTAACGGACTATTCCTTCTGCCCCTTTCGACAGACTTCGCAGAGTTGTTCTCCATAATGCCACGCACCATACGCGCAGCGGTTTAGCATCTGATCCATTTTCAGTTCCTCTCGGTTCGGGAATGGGTCGGGATTATTTTACCTGTAATGCTCGAGTCAGCGGCCCATCAAAAGATTTGCCGTGGGCCTTGCCGCTTGGCTCAACCAATACAATCTCGCGCTGCCACTTAGCGTGTCCAAAGTCCACAAAGCGGTCGTAATCGTGGACTGCCTCAATCGCGTTGTCGTATTTGCGTGAAAAGGTTACCGATCCATCCTCAACTACCTGGATCATGTACAGATTGCCTTCAGTCATAATGCCTCTCCTCCGTGTAATTTATCGTGTGACCGCATTTTGCGCATTCCACATCGTTGTCGATATTGCCCCAATCATCGGTTGAAAGAGTCTCCTCCCAAACCGCATCGCAAGTCTTACCTTCCTCATCGCAAGTTGAGCATCTTTCTGCGCAAACAATCTCGCGATCAACCTCGACCGAGTAAATGCCCGATCCCATCATGCTGAACCCTGGACTCATTTGCCCACCACCCGATCAATCATGGCGCTGCACGATCCGTAGCCGAGTGCGTTGCCGTGTTCGGCCCCGACATAGCAAAGATCGCGGGTTGCGTATGCGATCAACAGTCCAAGAACAACCGCTGGTATCAACACAAACGCCACAAACCTACGGCGGCGATAAACAGGTGCG